CTTCTACATTTTCATTTATATATATATTGGCTGAAAATCTAGGTTCTAAGAAATCGTAATAACCCTGTTGACTAGCAACACACTTTCCTGATTTTATTTTTAAACTTGAATCAAAAATTTTAGATTTAGTAAATTTCTGCGCTATAGCTGTATTAGAAGAATTATATTCACTAGTAACGGATGAATTAATATAATTTAAAGCATAAAATTTTGCTTTTTCTTCTGTATTTAAAAGAGCAGGATTTCCGCTTATATACAATTGCAGATTTTTATAAAATTCTCCAGAACTATCTGATTCTATAAATCTTCGCATTCCAAAATCATTACATAATTTTAACGTAGCGGTAGTGCCATCAAGAGTTGCAGACAATATTATTTTTTTAAAATTAATGGTTATACTTTCTTTTGATTCATTTTTTATATCATATAAAAATAAAATACCATTTTCAGGATACGCATCCCTTAATTCATTAACTGATTTAAACCATTCAAATGTAATAGTATTATATTTTTTTTCATCTATCTTTAGATTATTATCGTAAGTAAAATCATTAGCACTATATTTTGTTGCTGCATTTGTTATTACCAACTCATCACAAAACTTAGATATTTTTAACATCTCCCATTTATTCAAATCATTTTCTGTCATATAAGTTTTAGCAAGTCCATATCTACTATTCAAACATAAATCATAAAATATCCAAGCTGGATTATCGGTCCATTTTAAAGTTTTACTAAAATTACCATTCCAATCACCGATATACTCACGAATATCAGAATCATAATTTTCAGGAACTTTGATTTTTAATAATTTACAATCAAAACTTCTTACTGGAACACTAGAAAAATGTTTAGAGCTTATTTTATTTTCGCATATTGCTGAATACGGATAAGAAAATCTATATCCAACTCTTTCAACTACAGAATCAACATAAAATTCTTTTGCAAAATTATTAGTTTTTTCATCTGAAGCTGATAATCTTTTTTCTACACTATAAACGTTAATTATATATTCTGGATTATTTGATTTTAGATCAATTTTTTTTCCAAATTGAATTTCTATAGGAATCAAAGCTGGACTTCCTTTGACCACGAAATAACCTTGAAAGAAATAATAAACTCTAGATCTAATAGACAAATCAGTTACACAAACTACAAATCTTAAATGATTGCTATATGTGCTTCCTTCTCCACCAATATAAAAACAATTATCGACTTTTATATTTACTGTCGCATTAGTAACATATTTATTTTTGACGTAATGTGAAAAATTTCTTGATATATTTCTTGCATTTATTAATTTTTGTTGCAAAGCGTTGGATGGTGAATCTGTAAATAAAGCTTCATCAAATTGATAAAGCTTAAATTCAGTAATACCAGGATCTGTATCTAGATCATAAACTCTAGAACCATAACTATAAACTGCACTTGGCGTACTATTTAAATTATCTACTTCCTGACCGTAAGAAATTAAAAAATTAGCAGCCGAAAAATTTAAAAAATTAGTTTTTTTATCTCTGATTGGAGTATCGTTATAATACATTCCATAAGCCAATGAAGAACTAGAATCAGGAATATTTGAACTTAACGATAAATAATTTAACGTCGATCCATCTGGATCAACCAATCCTTCGATTGGCCCTTCACATAATAAATCTGAACTAATATACAAACTTTCACCATCTAAAGTTTTATTTCTTGCGCTATCTGATGGACTTCCAGCCAAACTAATCGGACCATATAAATTTTCATTCAAATAGATTTTTACATTATTAAATTGTTGATTTGTGCTTGAATTTATTTGGCTTGCGCTAATCTGACCAGCATTTAAATTTAAATTTCCGTTTGGTGCAACTGTACTAGTAACAGATGTTCCATTTGTGGTAATAGTAAAAGAGCCATTGCTATTTTTTTCTATACTATAATTTATTAAGCCCTGACCTTCTTCAGTCGAAGGAGCGTCCGCTAAACTATTAATATTATCTCTATAACTAGGCATGTTATTATTTTATTTTATTATTATTTATAGCTCCTCCACCAATGAAAGTATTACCTGAACCAATTGCATTTGCTGGATTATCGATTACCGCTTTTATTTGTAAATCATTAGACACAACAACGCTTCCAATCTTCAATCTTCCATATCCAATAGGAATAGCCACATTGCGTTTTGTAACATTTTCATATCCAGAAAACATTCTAGAATTATTTTTTATATCTTTTGGAGCTTTTGGAGACATCAAACGAGTTATCAACATTTGAATACCCATAGCAATTAATAATATAACAAGATAAATAAGAAGATCTAGGCCAGGAATTGCACCCATTAATACAGGAACCACTTCAATTTTTGAATTTTTCTTTAAAATAGGAGAGTTTAAATATTCTGGAGGCATAATTTTATCATCAACATATATGATAAAATGTGTTAAATATTCTTGCATACTACCTAAAGCTGTTAACATTTTATTAGTATTAGCCTCTATAGCTTCAAAAGCCTCTCCAACAGTTTTGACGTTTAAAAGCCAATCTGTTTTAACGAATTCTTCAAAAACACCATGAAGTTTGACGTTTACCATATTAATCTATATTTACACATTTTTCTTGAAACAAATCTGCGGCTACATTATATAATAACATATTTATATTATGATATTTTTGATATTTTAAATCGAAATTAGAAAACGGCGCGTCCAAAGGATGACTATGAAATAAAAACAAGATAACATATTGTTTTTTTATTTTCAAATAATCTTCTGGAGATATAAGAAAAAAATTCTCTTTATCTGGATGTTTATTATCAACTGGAATGAAAGAAATCAAATCATCTTTTTTTACAACAAAGCCGCAAACTTCTACAGTTTTATTATTTAAACAATATCTTTTAATTTCTTCACATATTTGATTTGGTAGTTTCATTATTAAAAGGAAAGGTTGCTGGAAACGCACCAAACGGAAGATATGTTAAACCATCTGTAAAAGCTCTGGCTGTATTATTTCCAAATCTAAGATTGCACCCTTGTAAAGTTTTAGAGCATTTATCTTGTTTCCAAACATCAGTATTTTTTAAAGGATTTTTATTTACAACACCATCAGCAATACAAACAAAATAATTTTTATTTCGATTTAATGGAGCTAAAATAGCTTCTTCTGATTCTAAATTTGTGTCAAATAAAGCGTCCAAATAAACAAAGTCTCCTTTATTATATATAGTTGTTTCTAACCATTCCGCTTTATAAGTTAAAGAAGTTAAACCGTAATTTCCATTATTAGAGAATTGATTATATGTATTAACAAAAATTTTATCATTTTCATCGGCAACTGGCGCTCCTAAAACATTTTGAAATCCTCCACCAATTGTAACACCTAAATTTGGACCATTATATGTTCTTGTGTTTCCATAATTACAACCATAACAACGATAGTTCCATGAGCATGTATCATTTGTTACTTTTCTTGCTGGAATAGTTAAAGTTTGAACGTCAACTTTAGTAACTAACTCTAATTCTATTTCATTTAAATTTTCACTTAATTTTGCATTAATAATTAATTTATCAAAAGAAATATAAGTATTGAAATTAGAAACACCAAATGGATTTTTACCATCTGTGAAATTAACTATATCCAAATCCTTAGCTAGTATCTTTTTTCTATTAAAATTTTTTCCAATCAAATCGCCTCTGTCTTGAAGGACTCTCGAAAAATAATTATTTACATTTCCTATTTTTATTTTTGGCCTTCCTTGTCTGCCATCTGACGTAGTTTCAAATTGAGAAAACTCGCAAGGAATAAAAATATACTCTTTATTTTGAAAAATCAAATTTTTATTAAAATTTTTAGATCCATGAAATCTTAGATATCCCTCATTAGATTCTAATTCTATTTCAAATAAATCTATTACAACATAATTATTAAGTTTAAATAAAGTATTCATTATGTCTGTGTATTTATTTTACCTGCTAAATTAAAAATATTAGGCAATTGAATTTGACTATCAACAAGCAGAGAAGAACCAGTTTCTCCAGCAAATAATTTTAAATACTGTTTGTTCAAAGAATTATACATTTGAAGTCTTTCATTATTATACAAAGTTCTATTATAAAATATAATATCAAAAAAATAAGTATCTAAAGTTCCCCCATCGTTTTTTAGTTCTAAAGTAGTATTGTTCAAATCGTTTATATATTTTAATTTATCAGGAAGACCATAAATACAATATCTTTCTCCGTTTACAAAAATTGCATATATGTTATTAGATCTTTGAATATTTAAAATAAAAGGATAATAATTACCAGAACCATTTAACTGTTTAGAGATTTGAGAGTATGAACTAATTAAAGCCGGATCATTTGTAGCTTGATAAAAAGTGTTTTTATCTTTATTTGATATTACTCCATCATACAATAATGAAAAAAAGAAACTAAAAACATTATTTTCTTTCGAAAAAGCTTTATAAGCTGTATTTAAAAAAGGCCTCAAAAGAACATTTTTATTACTAACCTTATCAGACGAACTATACCAGTTTAACATTTTAAAAATTTGTTCTGCATACGACGCTCCTTTAAAACAACCAACTATAAATAAATCAAAATCAACACAATTAACAGACGAAGAAAATGATCCTTGTAAATATTTTGTATTTGGTAAAGACATAGCCTTATAGCCTAATCCTTCAAAATCTGCAATATATGTTCCATCTCCAGTCAAGCTTACTATAGTTGTTGACTGAGAATTTTTACCTATCCATTTTGGGTTGGTATTTGATAAATCTGAATTATTACATCTAAAAATATAATCACCAACAACGGCATCGTTATAAAAATTAACTTTCAAACTTGAGTTTAAATATTTATTCACTAAATAGCCGCAAGAACTTGCCGCATTATTATTTATTTTTATAAATTTAGTTTGTAAGTCGGGAATAGTAAATATATTTTCTTGTACAGGTAAACCTGAATCATAAACTACAATATCAGAGTTTACTGTAAATGAATTAGTTTTTACTGTGTATTTTATAATATTATCAACAGCGTCTTCTCCATACTGCGGATTAGGGGAGTACAATTTAACAACATCTTCTAGCGTAGTTCTTTGTGCAGATCTAACTGAAAAAAATGTATTTTGATTATTATTTGAGCCTCGTATCGGATATACTATGTTTCTTTCGATACCATCAGAACCTACTCCTATATAAGCATTTCCACCACCCAACATTCCAACTCCAGCTTTATTTCCACCACCACCAGCAGTTATTTGCGAAGACTCTTGAATAAAAATATTATAATTTATGTCCGTTCTGACAACCGTTTCATTACGAATAGAAATTTTATTATTTAAATTTAAAGAATTTCCGCCTTTTTTACTATCAGACATTCCATTAGAATCGGAATAAACAGAAGCGTCAAAAATAGGTTTTAGATTAGCTCGTTTTTCAGTATTAATAATAATATTTGCCAAATCTCCACCTTTACCATGATTTCCAATAATAGATACTCTTTCAGGAATATATATATTTATATTCGTACCATTTGATGGATCACCAGTAAAGTTTTGAAAAATACCATTTTTAAAATCTAAAGCATAATTGTTTTCATCACTAGAAGAAAAAACACTTCCAGCAGATAAATAAATATTTATTCCTGAATAAAAACTTAAATCAGAAGAGCCAGCATTAGAATCTAATATTTTTTGATATAAATTGTAATTTACATAATTTCCTTGCGTTACAATTACATCTAACATTTTCTTATAAAACCTTAAGTTTGGACGAGTAGCGGCGGCTCCTGAAAAACCATTAACCACTTCATTTGATAATTGATCATTTAAAGTATCAATACCAGAAGCAAAAATATTTATACCAGAATTACCAACGCTATATGTGTATAAACGAGCATAATAATCTTGGTCTAAATCAATAGATGTAAAATCTTTGCTTGATATATTTTTTATTATTTTTTCGTCGGCATTGTAACCATAATATTTACCAAATCTAGGATTCTTATCTGTGTTTTCTGCAATATTAAAGCCCGTACTAAAAACTATATTTGTAAAAATATTATTTTTAGAAATATCTAATTGATAACCTGTAAAAAAATAATTTTTTAAATTTCCTGTTCCAGTTGGTGGAGACCAAATAAAGTCATAATTTATCCAATTTGTTATATCATAATTTTTTAATGCAACTAAATTTCTTACATGTCCACCAGTATTATTTATTATTCTTGATCCAGTTATTTCTACAGTAATAACGCCACTTGGATCTGGAGTCCCATCTTCTACCGATTCGCTATAAATTAAAAAATCACAAGTATTATCTATTGCGGACGCTACCTCTTCTGGTTTATATAAAACATTTACAACCGCACTATCGCCATTATTTATTATTAATGAAGTATCAGAAATAGAGAATAATTGATCTGCATCGTTTTCTATCTTAAATGAATAAGAAACATCTGAATTACCACTATTTATTATACTTATAGGCCAATGAATGCCAAAACCAGTCAAGCATTCACCAATGAATTTACCTGTTAAATTTACATATGTCATAGCGCTAATAATGTATTAAAGAAAATGTCAGAATCGGTTTTGCCTTTAAATTCTATAAATTTTACAGATATATCGTGATTATTT